AAGGCAGCAATAAAAAGCAACGCGCCTATGATGACGCACAAGGCCATAGTTTTTTTGTTACTAGTGCCAATCTGAAGCAGTTTAACGATATAATCCAATCAATAGAGGTATAAACAATGACATATTTCAGCCAAGATAAATATAGAGACAATAAACTACCAGAGCCAACCATCGTCGAAGTAAGGCGCAAAAGCGCGGGCCAGTTTGACGCGGTATTTATAGATTCCAATGGCGATACAACGCACAACGTAATAAGCAGCACAACGCTAGCCGATATAGCAAGTGATCCTTTGTATTCAATTAAACGATTAGACGGTTGGGAGTAAAAATATGAACTATCACAAAACGGTAAACTTAAACCCAACGGCAGCAGCGGTCTATAGAGCCAACGAGAAGCGCGAGCAAGAGCGACAAGCGCAAAAGCGTCTGGAGCTATGGGCGCGATTGCGCAGGGATTACCCCGCCATTGAGCGCAACACCTAAAATATTCCCTTGCAATCCTCCTTTGCCTTAGTTAATCGCTAAGGCTTTTTTTTGCCTATCCTATAATTTAAGCCGTTTTAAGCGCCTTTATTGCTAACCAGTACCCTAGCCCATAATTAACGCTAAACGCCCTTATATGACGATCCTGGACCTGCTACGGCTATCGCTTTAAACTATGTCTGCTTAGTTGGTAGTATTGGTGCAATCACTAGTCACTAGTGTAATAGAGAGGGGTTTATTTTGTTTTAATTGTTGCGTACACTGTTGACAAAGTGATAGCATGTATTTTTTAACCAATAGAGAGAGAGAGAAATGAGAGTATTGAATTTGTACGCGGGTCTGGGGGGAAATCGTAAACTCTGGGATGGTTGCGAAGTGGTAGCGGTTGAGAGCCATGAGAAAATTGCAGAGGTTTATCAGAGACTAAACCCCGATGATGAGGTTATTGTTGGCGATGCTCACGAGTATTTAAGAGAGAATTTCAGAGACTTTGATTTTATCTGGTCTTCTCCACCATGCCCAACTCATTCGCGTATGGCGAAGGCTACACGCCATAAAAACCGCAATTACCCAGATATGGGGCTGTATCAAGAGATATTGTTCCTACAGCACTTTTACAAAGGCAACTGGGTAGTGGAGAATGTAAAGCCATTTTATGATTTTTTAGTACCTCCAACGGTGACAGTAGGCAGGCATTGTTTTTGGTCTAATTTTGATTTTCAGGCAGAAGATGTTAAACGCCCTGCGAATTTTATTAACTTAGCCAATCTAGCGGGTAAAAAAGCACTGATGGAATGGTTGGGCATCCATTACGATGAAAATATCTACTACAAGGGCAATCATTGTCCTGCACAGATATTGCGTAATTGCGTACACCCTCATCTGGGTCTTCAGATTTTTAATCAACAATAGAGAGAGAGAGAATGAACTATTTAAACGGTAGTGGTAGATTCGATAATACCCACGGTGACGAAGATTTGTTGTCAGACGAAGAGGGCAAGATATTGTTCTTGGATTCTGTTCAAGCGTTAGTAGACAAGGTAGAATGGTTGTCTAAAACTTCGTGGTTGCCTGATGGCGATGATCAGGACGCTATAGACACTTTAGAGTACTTTATAGATATAGCGATTAAAGCGCGGAAATAACACTCTATAGAGACTTTAGAGAGTCACATAGCATTACTAATAGTAATTACTGAAAAGGGCTGAAACGGCTTTACAGAGCCATTTTAGCCTTAAATAAAACACTGTCAAGGGAGTACGTACAAATGTTAGAGAGACAACAGTCCAGATATTTCGTTAATGCGACATCGGACGCTCGGTTAGCCCCAGTTGGGCAAGGTTATACGCTAATAGAGGCGGCATCATTGTTGCAAATGAGTAAAAGTTGCTTACATAAGCGCCTGATGGGTGGTAGAATCATCACCGATGCCATGATTTCACCACCTAGGGCGCGTAATGTCTGGCCTCTAATGGAGAGCGACAGCGATAGACTTAGTGCAAAATGGTTAAAGAGGAAATTATAATGTTTAAACAATACATGACCACTGGTGAGTTAAATCCAGAGGTTCAGGCAACAATGAAAGCTGCCAACGACATAGCTAATGGCGTTTTAAGCTTGCGAGAGGCCGCTAAACTCTATAACATAGCGCAAGACCAGATAGTTAAATTCATTGCAGAGTCGGCAGAATACGACATGCACTTCGATAGGAGAGAGAACAATGGAAAATAAGAAAGAGTATTTCTACATGCTTTTGAGAGACGTTAACATTAACGCGCAGGCGTTGAAGAAAATAGCTGATTTTGTGCCTAGTTGTGACGAAATAGAGGCTTTAGAGGCGTTACATGACGATATTGGCTTTCATTTCAACAGTTTTTTTGTTGACGAGGTGACTAAATGAGACTATTTGACCGCAATTTAGACGTATCTTTCATTAATGCTTGTGGGGTTCTTCTGGAATTCAGTGATTCACGAAGTGTGTGGGTTTACAACACCGATACCGAAGAGACTACAGCAATGCCTTTTGAGGGAGTGTTACTCTATCTACCCTTTGTTGTCATTTCTTGGGGTAACGTATACGAAGAGGTGGAGTTATGAGCAACTTAGTACATCAACCCTGCGGAGACTGCGGTAGCAGTGATGCTTTACAGATCAACATTACAGAAAGTGGGGCTGTTAAGTCTACTTTTTGCCACAGTTGTAGGGAATACACTGCCGTCAGTGACGGTTACAGCCCTGTAGAGATTCCAGAGCCTTCAGAGCCTAAACCAAAACCAGACTTTAGCTCAGTTGAGAGGCTACTGACAACAGCTAACTATCAGTCTATTGTGTCCAGAGGGTTAAACACCGCTACCGCTAAGACCTACGGCATATTAGAGAAGCCAGACAAGACCTATTTTAGTTACCACAATCCAGAAGATGCCAACGTGCCTATAGCGGCTAAGATCAGACTACCTGACAAGAATTTCTACAATGTAGGTAACTGGTCTGGGGCAGGTCTATTCGGACAGCAACTCTTTAACGGTGGTGGTAAATACATAACGCTCTGTGAGGGTGAATTTGACGCTGCTGCGGCTTACCAGATGCAAGGCAGTAAGTATGCTTGCGTTAGTGTACGAAATGGCGCAGGAGGCGCTCTAAGGGACTGTAAGGCGGCTTATGAGTATCTGGACAGCTTTCAGGCTATCATTGTATGCTTTGACGCTGACGAGGCAGGAAATAAGGCGGCTAAAGAGGTGGCAGAACTGTTTAGCGGTAAGGCGGCTATAGTCAAGCACACTGGCGGTCATAAAGACGCTTGCGACTACCTTGTCGCTAACGACATCAAAGGCTTTACAGCGGCATTCTGGGCGGCAGAGAAGTTTGTACCTGATGGTATCATCAACGGTGCTAGTCTCTGGGATGAGGTCAACAGACCAGTAGAGAAGTCTGCGGTGATGTATCCTTGGGAGAACTTAAACAAGCTAACCTATGGCATCAGAGAGGCTGAACTGGTAACAATCACAGCAGGATCAGGGCTAGGTAAGTCACAGTTTGTCAGAGAGATTGTCTACCACATATTGCAGAACTCAGAACAGAACATTGGCTTATTGTTTCTCGAAGAGAACGCTAGAAAGACAGCGTTGTCGTTGATGTCGCTCTCCGCTAACAAGCCACTGCACCTACCTGACGTAGAAAGCACAGAAGAGGAGCGTTGGGAAGCTTTTGAGGATACGATGGGAACGCAAAGGCTGTTTCTGTTTGACCACTTCGGAAGCACTAGCATAGACAACATTGTGGCTCGTTGTCGCTACATGGCTAAAGCGTTGGACACCAAGTTCTTATTCCTGGATCACGTAAGCATTGTCGTATCCGCGCAGAGCAACGGTGACGAGAGAAAAGCCTTAGACGAGATATGCACCAAGCTTCGGATGTTAGTGCAGGAGACTGGCATCACGCTGTTTATGGTTAGCCACCTGAAGCGACCAGACGGCAAAGGCCACGAAGAGGGCGCGGCAAGTTCACTTTCTCAGCTTAGAGGATCTGCTAGTATTGCTCAGTTGTCAGACATGGTGATAGGGCTAGAACGTAACGGTCAGGCTGCTGATCCTGTAGAGCGTAACACCACCAACGTCAGGGTGCTGAAGAATCGCTTTTGTGGCACTACTGGCCCTGCGGGTGGATTGCTATTTAACGCTAAGACGGGTAGAATGGTAGAAATTAAAGAAGAGGCACTGTAGATGAGATGCATATCCTGCGACACACCACTATCGGATTTTGAAGCAACGAGAAGATCAGTACAGAGCAACGACTATGTGGAAATGTGCAACGATTGTTTCTACTTCGCTGAAGACGAAATAGCTACGCTGTCGAGAGAAGACCTGCGTAGCGAATCAGACAACTTTATTAAGGAGCAAGAATATGAGCAAGATTGGCGGTTGGGTTTTGGAGAGACAGGAAACACAGAACTGGATTAAGACTGTTAACCCTTATGACAGACATAGTAACACTGAACTGGGAAACTTAAATGATAACACTGGACATAGAAACGAACTACAGCCACGATATAATCTGGTGCGTGGTAACGCAAGACGTAGCTACTGGGGAGCAGTCAACACACACAGACGCTTCTACTCTGTTGCCTGTGATTGAGCAAGCAGACGGTGTTGTCGGACACAACCTCATAGGCTTTGATTCGCCAGTGTTAGAGAAGGTCTGGGGCGTTGTTATACCTCACAGCAAGCAACGTGACACGCTCGTTATGAGCAGGCTCTGGAACCCTTCTCTGGACGGTGGACACAGCTTAGATGCTTGGGGCAAACGCTTTGGCGATGAGAAGATAGAGTTTGACGATTATGACGGTGGCTTGTCTGAAGAGATGCTAATCTACTGTAAGCAGGACGTAAAACTAACCACTAGGCTGTATAAACATCTATTAAACTTACTAGACACAGAGGGCTTTACAGGAGAATGCGTAGATTTAGAAGAGAAGGTAGCTATCATTATGGCTCAACAGGAGCGCAACGGCTTCATGCTAGACGTAGAACCTGCAACCTTGCTTTGGCAAGACATAACACACAGGATGAGACAGATAACAACGGAACTACAGATAGTGTTCCCACCAATAGTGGAGGAGAGGTGGTCAGAGAAGACGGAGAAGCGTCTGAAAGACAAGGTAACTGAGTTTAATGTGGGATCACGAAAGCAGATAGCAGAGCGTCTACAGGCTGTTGGGGTGAAGTTTAAGAAGACCACAGAGAAAGGTAACATAATAGTAGACGAGAAAGTTCTGGAGGGCATCAACATACCAGAAGCAAAGCTAATCCATGAGTATCTAATGTTGCAGAAGCGTTCAGCGCAGATAGATTCCTGGTTATCCTTTGTCAAGGACGGCAGAGTGCATGGCAGAGTAATCACTAACGGTGCTGTAACAGGCCGCATGACGCACCACAGCCCTAACATGGCTCAGTGTCCCGCAGTAACAGTGCCTTACGGCAGAGAGATGCGCTCGTTCTGGTGTGTTCCTGTAGGATACAAGCTAGTAGGCATAGACGCTAGTGGCTTAGAACTCCGTATGCTTGCACACTACATGCGTGACGAGAACTACACTAACGAGATACTCAGCGGTGACATCCACACTGCCAACATGAAGGCAGCAGGCTTGACTGATCGCTCACAATCTAAAACGTTTATCTATGCTTTTCTTTATGGTGCAGGTGCAGCCAAGATAGGTCAGATAGTTGGTGGTGGCTACAAGGAAGGTCAGAAGCTTACAGACTCTTTCCTGCGTAACACGCCTGCATTGGCTAGGTTGCGTGAGAGAGTAGCTAAGTTTGCTCTAGCAGGTACACTGCCTAGCTTAGACGGTAGACTGCTTAGAGTCAGGAGCGAACACGCAGCACTGAACACGCTGTTACAGGGTGCAGGAGCCGTTGTAATGAAGAAGGCACTGGTGCTGTTAGCATATCGCTTATCGATATACGATATACCCTACAAGCTAGTAGCAAATGTACACGATGAATTTCAGATAGAAGTACCAGAGAATTTTGCTGACGTAGTTGGCAAAGCAGCAGTAAGAGCCATCAGGGATGCAGGAACGGAATTAAGTCTGCGCTGTCCACTTGATGGGAAATATAAGGTAGGAAACAACTGGGCAGAAACACATTAATATGTTACACTAACCGCTACAACAACCAAAAGGTAAATACTATGGCAGAATCTAAACCAGTAACAATCAACGCAGACATCATGTGGGCAAGTCTTAACGAGCCTAACCGCATGTCTAATAAGTTCCAAATAGACCTAACTCAGTTATCAGCAGCGGCTGTCGAAGCTCTGGAGATGATGGGTCTGGGAGTACGTAATAAGGAAGGACAGGGAGACTTCATTACTTGCAAGTCTAGTAACCCTATCCGTGCGTATGACACTGACGGTAACGAGATCAAAGGTATCCTGATTGGCAACGGCTCTAAAGCCAAAGCAGTTCTTGGATATTACGATTGGAAGTCACCCGCAGGTCAAGCAGGACGCAGTGCATCATTGCTAAAGCTAGTCGTTACAGACCTCATCGCCTTCAACGGTGGTGCTGAGATGGACGAAGTAGCTATGGACGAAGCATTGTGATCTTAATTGATGCAGACATACTGGTCTATCGCATAGGTTGGTCGTGCAACACAGAGTCTGAGAAAACAGCCATCAACACTATAGATGGCTTTATCGCAGACCTTCTGATGCAGCTTAACGCTGACGAAGAAACTTCGCACTATGTTCTGTATCTCACTGGTCGTGGCAATTTCAGGAACGAATATGCCATTACCGCCCCATACAAAGGCAACCGCAAGAATAAGGAGAAGCCAGTGCATATACAGGCACTACGGGATCACCTTATCGACAAGTGGGCAGCTTTAGTCACCGACAATGAGGAAGCTGATGATGCAATAGCAATTGAAGCCACTACTCACGGTGACAAGGCTGTAATGGTGTCGTTGGATAAAGACTTTGATCAGATTCCTGGTTGGCACTACAACTTTGTTAAGAAACGCAGATACTACGTCACACCAGAAGAGGGCTTACATTTCTTCTATCGCCAGATACTGATGGGTGATCGCATAGATAACATCGTAGGTATTCACGGTATAGGTGAGAAGAAGTCAGCCAAGTTGTTAGAGGACTGCAAGAACGAGCAGGACTACTACAACGTGTGCGTAGAGATGCTAGGGAGTGAGGAACGAGTAATAGAGAACGGTAGGCTATTGTGGCTTAGACGTTCTGAAGGGCAGATATGGGAGCTACACAGTGCCTAATAACGGAAGATGGACAGAGGCGCGTTTCCGTTCCTTTATCATCTCAGCACTGCGAGGCGCTCATGGTAAGTGGGGTGTCAAGCACGATGCTAAGAAGTCAGCATGGGTGCGGAGAGGTGTTTACAAGTGTGCAGGGTGCAAGAAAGAAGGCTCTGCCACACTACCACCACTGGCAGGACGTACACGCAAGAGAAACAACGCAGCAGTAGATCATATAGACCCAGTAGTACAACCAGAAGTCGGCTTCGTAGATTGGAATACCTACATAAACAGAATGTTCCTAGAAGCGTCAGGCTATCAAGTGCTGTGTTATAAATGTCACGCTGCTAAGACAGCAGCAGAACGACTGAGAAGGAAAAAGAAATGAGAGACTTAACTGTAGACTTATTGAACGAACTATTCACCTACGACAGAGAGACTGGTAAGTTATATTGGAAATCTGCCAGACAGGGAGTAACTGTAGGGAAAGAAGTTGGGACTATAGCCACAACTGGCTATAGAACTTTAGGGATTAATGGGAAGACTTATAAAACACATCGAATTGTGTTCCTGATGCACAAGGGCTACCTCCCTGCTATTTTAGACCACATTGACAGGGATCGTTTAAACAACCGCCTAGAGAACCTACGACCTGCTAGTTATAACCAGAACCAACACAATAGAAAACTAAACAACAACAACAAGACAGGCTTTAAAGGAGTTAGTTATAATGTTAAAGCAAAAGCGTTTATGGCTAACATAAACCACCAAGGTCGGAGAATAGGTCTAGGAGGCTACAACACACCAGAAGAAGCTGATGCAGTAGTAAGAGCAGCCAGAGAAGAACTACACGGAAACTTCGCCAACCACGGAGATCAGTAATGACTAAGCATCTAGTGATACCAGACACACAGGTAAAACCAGGAGATAGGGCAGACCACCTACGTTGGGCAGGCGAGTACGCAGCAGAGAAGAAGCCTGACGTTATTATCCACATAGGCGATCACTGGGACATGCCTTCTCTAAGCAGCTATGACGTAGGTAAGAAGTCTTTTGAAGGCAGACGCTACGTCAATGATGTTGATGCAGGCATTAACGCTATGCGTAAGTTCCTAGAGCCTATACAGCGTGAGCAAGAACGCCTAGTCCGTAACAAACACAAGCAATGGAACCCTCGCCTAGTCTTCACTCTAGGCAACCATGAGTACCGTATAGAAAGAGCTATTGAGTCAGACCCAAAGCTAGACGGGCTTCTGAAGTACGAAGACCTTATGTTAGAGGAGATGGGCTTTGAAGTTGTACCGTTCCTACAGCCTATCATCATTGACGAGATAGCCTACTGCCACTACTTCACCAGTGGTGTGATGGGCAGGCCAGTCAGTAGCGCAAAACTCATGTTGTCTAAGAAGTTTATGTCGTGTATCATGGGTCATGTTCAGGACAGAGACATCGCCTACGCTCGTAAAGCTGACGGCACTAACATTATAGGACTGTTCTCTGGCATCTTCTATCAACACGATGAAGAGTACTTAAACGCTCAGACTAATGGAAGTTGGTCAGGTGTGTGGTTGTTAAATGAAGTGGTTAACGGAGGCTGTGACGAATTGCCTGTTAGCATAAACTATCTACGAGAGAAGTACGGAGACTAACATGGCTCTCACCTATTATGATTTACTAGAGAAGCTAAAGACATTGGATGAGCTAACACTACTAGAAATACTGAATATAACGTCAGAAGAACTGGTAGATGTTTTTAGCGACAGAATCAACGATAAATTTGCAGAACTAGAACAGGATTTTAGACAATGAGACTAAATGACGCAACACCTAGTATGTGGGACAAAGCAGCACGTAGTAACATAAATCACGACATGGAGACAGAGAAGGGAAGACAAGCAGCATGGCAGGAACTAGCGCACGTAGGGCTAGAGGCTTGGGCGGAACCTGCGGAGAGAGAAGCAGAGGAGTATCAAGAAGACAATGTATGTAACCCTGAACACTACAACACAGGCAACATAGAGTGTATTGAGGCAATAGAGGAGTCTATGTCCAGTGTTGCATACAAAGGTTACCTCAAGGGCAACGCCATGAAGTACCTGTGGCGCTATGACTACAAAGGTAAGCAGGTAGAAGACTTACAGAAATGTCAGTGGTACTTAGCCCGTCTAACACAAGTAGTGGTGTTTGAGCATGAGGAGACTGACTGATGGCGCTTAACAAAGCAACTTGGAAAATAGTTAGTGTGTCAAATTCGATACAAGAGTTAGCGTGGTTACTTGGAGATGATGTAGGTTACGAGGATGTTCTTAAATCTCTTCAGGTCTCTGGTCTTATTTCCCAAAAACTAGCACTTGACGTAGAAGACAATGACTTTTTTGTAAGGCTTAATTACGGTGATGAAGAGGACGATTACAATGAGGAAGAACACTTAGGTTGTCAGAACTTTCCTGTTTGCGATATGGAAGGTTGCGGAGGAGGTAAATAACGAAACATTTAAATTTGAAAACGAAGGAGAATAAGATGGATCAGTACCAACAGTTTATACACAAGAGCCGCTACGCACGTTGGCTACCAGAGCATAGCCGCAGAGAGACATGGGCTGAGACAGTCTACAGGTATGTTAGTTTCTGGAGAGATCGTGAACAGATAACAATCCAAGAAGGTCAGGAACTGTACGAAGCTATATACAACCTAGAAGTCATGCCTAGTATGCGCTGTATGATGACAGCAGGGCCTGCACTAGCCAAGGATAACGTAGCAGGGTTCAACTGTAGCTACCTAGCCATTGACTCACCACGTAGCTTTGACGAGCTTATGTACGTACTTATGTGTGGTACTGGTGTTGGCTTCAGCGTTGAACGTAACTTCATAACCAAACTACCTGTCGTAGCTGAGACATTCCACAAGACTGACAGTGTTATTGTTGTTAGTGACAGCAAGGTTGGTTGGGCTTCAGCCTTCCGTGAGTTGATTGCTATGCTGTACGCAGGCAAGATACCACAGTGGGACATGAGTAGAGTTAGGGTGTCAGGCGCAAGACTCAAGACCTTTGGCGGTAGAGCATCTGGCCCAGAGCCTTTGATTGACTTGTTCAACTTCTGTGTCTCAGCTTTCACCAAGGCAGCAGGGCGTAAGCTAACATCCATTGAGTGCCATGATGTTGTCTGTAAGATAGCTGACATTGTAGTTGTAGGCGGTGTGCGTAGGTCTGCCTTGATCAGCCTGTCTAACCTGTCTGACCCACGTATGGCTAAAGCTAAGTCAGGTAACTGGTGGGAGCTAGAAGGACAGCGTAGACTCGCTAACAACAGCGTAGCGTACACTGAGAAGCCTGACTTTGAGTCCTTCTTAGGTGAGATGCAGAACATGTACGAGTCTAAGGCAGGTGAGCGTGGTATCTTTAGTCGTGTAGCGGCACAGAAGATAGCGGCACGTAACGGACGTAGGGATGCTGATCAAGACTTCGGAACTAATCCTTGCAGTGAGATCATCCTACGTAGTAATCAGTTCTGTAACCTGTCAGAGATTGTTGTACGTGGTGATGACACACTGGTGACACTGAAGAGGAAGGCACGTATAGCCGCCATCATAGGCACACTACAAGCCACGCTAACGGACTTTAGATACCTACGTAGTGTATGGAAGAAGAACACAGCAGAGGAGGCTCTACTGGGCGTAAGCATGACGGGTATCATGGATCATTGGCTGTTGGGCAAGGGAGAGTCTAAGGACTTAGCGAAGTGGTTAGAGGAAGTAAGAGATGTTGCTGTTGATACAAATGAGATATGGGCTGATAAGCTTGGCATTGCTCAGTCTGCGGCTATTACATGTGTTAAGCCGTCTGGTACTGTGTCTCAGCTTGTTGACTCTGCTAGTGGTATACATCCTAGGTTCTCTAAGCATTATATTCGTAGAGTACGTAGCGATAGGAAAGACCCGCTTGCAATCTTTATGGAAGGAAAAGGATTCCCAGTAGAGCAAGACGTAACCTCTGAGTCTACACAGGTCTTTAGCTTCCCTGTCAAAGCTCCTGAGAAGTGTACCACTGTCAGCGAAGTAGGCGCTATGGAGCAGCTAAAACTTTGGAAAGCTTACCAGAACCATTGGTGTGAACATAAACCAAGCATTACAGTTTATTACACAGACAGCGAGTTCCTGCAAATAGCACAGTGGATATGGGAAAACTTTGATCTCTGTAGCGGTATAAGTTTGTTGCCGTATTCCGATCATGTATATCAGCAAGCTCCGTATGAAGACATAACCGCAGAGAAGTATGAAGAGTTGCTTGCGGCTATGCCCGTTGATGTAGACTGGGAAGACTTAGGAAACTATGAGATGGAGGATAACACCACTGGTAGCCAGGAATTAGCTTGTGTCGGTGGAGCCTGTGAAATAGTGTAATTTGTTTCATATACTTTACAATGTATACTACAGTGTACATTACAGTGTATACTACAATGTACAAAAGCCCTATAGAGTTGTTTCTATAGGGCTTTTTTGTTATGGCCTAGCAAGTAACTCTGGTACACTTTCTTCCTCTTCTGTTACCAAACCTTTTAAAGAATCAGCAATATAGATTCTATCAGCGTGTAACTGCTTTATCATTGCAGTGTTTTTTGAGGTTTTAATTGCTTTATCTGTAGCTTGTAATAATTGACCAAATAACTTTTTAACTCTAGCAGGAGCAGCAGAGCCCATAGTGACCCTGCCTAATCCTGTTAAAGCTAGTCCTCCTGCCATGTACGGTATCAACTGCGGGAAAGACAAAGCAGTTCCTGCTGTTGTTCCTAACATAGCGGCATTAGCTAACCAAAGCCCTCTTTGGCTATCATAAGGAAGAACTTTGGTTATATTCTGTACTGTTCTTCCTAGTATTGTCGCGGCTTCTTCTGCTGCTTTAGGGTTTATGTTGTCTAATGCTCTGTACATAAGAGTTTGCTCTCTGAGAGACTTTTTAACTCCTGCGCTTGGAACAGCCTCATCAACAACACTGTTTAGAGTTTCTCTGATTGTTCTGAAAGGAACACTTAAAGCATTTTCGTCTACTGCGTTAAACACACTACCTTTGTTTTTTAGTATAAACTTATCTAGGTCTTGACGAACTCTTAAAACATTTGCAGGAGTTAACGGCTTATCTTTTAAAAGCTGTAGAGTTTTATTTAGCAGTGCATTAGCTGTGTCTTGTAAAGGTTTTTGCCCTTTAATTAAAGGATTAGTCTCAATTAAATCTTGTACGTCTTTTATTAAACGGTCAGATACTTGTTGTACATCAATACGACCATTGGTTCCTGTAGCAACTATTCTGTTTTTTTCTTGTTTATCTAGTTTTTTAATAAGATCGTCTGCTTTTTTATATATGTTATTGCGAATAACAATCCCATTATGCTTTAAAGTTTTACCGTAAGACACGCTAGAAATGTTTTGTAATATTGTAGACATCTCCTTCTCATCAGGAGTTAACTCTAATACAGCCTTCTGTAAAACACCTTCTACCCTTGTTCTTGGTAGTTGTTCCTCTAAAACCTTTTTTGTTTGTACTGGTTTTATTAGGTCATTAACAAACTTTTCTTTTGTCTGCGCTATTTTCTTATCACTAGTGCTTACAATTCTAGTACCTGCCGAACCTATTGAATTAGATACAGGCTTAGAAAGAACGCTTGGCCCTAAAATCAAAGGTATGTTTACAGCGGCTTCTATTGCTTTGAATGTTTCAGGGCTTTCTTTTTTTAGTCTTTGGTATTCTTTTGCTCCTCCGTCCAAAGCCTGTAAAGCTAGTTGCCCTACTGAAGTGCTTAATACAGTATTAGCTGCTGTTGCAAAAGCATTAACAACAGGTTTTTCCACAGCGTCAGGAATTAACAGACTAACTCCTTTAACGCCTGTGCCTATTGTTTCTGCTATTACGTCAACAGGTACGCCAAACCCTAGAGCTACTGTGTTCATAGTAGCTCCTACTTCGGGAGGAACTCTCCCTTCACGAACCGCTTGTCGTGTTCCTCTAGCTTTCTCAACTCTTTTATCAAAACTCTCCATAAAACTATTAACAGCGTCAGGAATTAAATCAGGAATTGTAGCAAGTTGGTCTAGATAACCAACAGGCTCTTCTACAGCAGTGTCTACAACAGGCGCAGTGCTGTAGTTTTTAATGTAATTAGCAAGTTTTTGAGCGTTTTCAGCATCGCCAGCCGCGTGTGCTGCCTTTAAAGCATCTGCCGCTTGCTGTAATACAGGGTCTAATTCAGCCATTATCTAGGCGCTCCTGAGTTTGATTTTGTGTATAAATCAATAAGGTTTTGAACTTCAGCATCTACTTTAGGCTGTTGATCATAAGCCCAAGCAAATTCAGGAACGTCCACAGTCATCCCAAATTGAGCTACTCCCTCGCCTAATCCAGCTATTTGTTTATTATGTTCTTGTATCTTTTTCCTAGTTGCTCTAGCCTGTAACTTAATAAGTCTCTTTAAAGACTCACCATCAAGAGTTATTGTGCCACCTACAATTCCTTTAGCAAACTCCCTATCAGCGTCAGAAAGACCAGTACCTGCACCAAACGCTTTAATAACTTCAGCAACAAGATTACCAGCATTAGCTATAAATGTTTCTGTATTGCTTATTAATTGTTCTCCTTCACCGCTTATTAAACCAACAGCCTTTAATAACTTACCTGCTCCTAGTTTTATCTCAGCCCCAGTGCCTGTTAAAATACCAGCGCCTTGGCTTATTGTGTTCCACTGAGTGTCTATTACGTCACTTTTTAAAGAAGCTGCTTTAGCGTCATCAAATTGCTCTATAAGACTATTTGCTCTTTTTTCGCCTAGTTGTTCTATAAACGCACTTCGTCCTTCTTGACCTAAGTTTACTTCTACTGATGTGCCGTTTTTATCTATAGTAGTCCCAACAGGTGCAGGTTTTTTAGTTAAAGCATTTACAACTACATCGTCCTTCCCTTCTTCGCTTCTCACGGACAACATAATAGGATTGCCATTAAAGCTGCCAGCAAACGGCTTACTTAGTTGAACGCCTTTTTCTTCAGAAGTCAGCATAGGCAGTAACTCAGAGAAGTCCTTATCAAAAACACCTGAAGCAATCAAAGGAATAACATTCTCAAATTTTTTATCTTGAGACAAGCGAGATATTAAAGACTTCCTGGTCGTTAAAGTCTGATTAATAGATGCTTTTTCTTGCTGAATAGCCTTAATCCTGGCCGTAGTCTGGGCAGCACCTGCTAGATCACCACGAATCTGTTGCATCTGAGCAAGAGTCTGAAGACCGCCAACACTCTCTAAATCAAGATTGCCTATCCCCATCTGTATCGCTTCTTGAGGGCTTGTTGTTCCTGCTGCGTTCATCAGACCTTGCGCTTGCTCTGCGCCAAAGGCCATACGCCAGTCAGAAGAACTCATGTTAGGGTTTGGTCGGGTGCTACCGCCACCCATGCCTGTGAGCATGTTAGCTATGTCTTGTCGTGCCATTATAGGTTTCCTCCAGGAATATAGTCGTTGATGTTAAAATCTTCTGGAAGATCGCCACCTTCTGTAGTCTGCTCACCAAACAAACCGTCAAAGATACTACCAAACAAACCACCAGTGTTAGGGCTGCTACCCATTCCTGCTTCTTTATACAACTTAGCTATCTGCGCTCGTTCCAGAGGAGTAGCACTTTGACCAAAGGCAGCATCTAACAAGCCTTTGTCGCGCTGTAGCCCTAGTCTGTTAGCAAGGTCTTCCATGTTTAAACGACCTTCAAGACCTCCTAGATTCAACTGAGAGCCTAGTTCAGCACCTGTCCTACGACCAATATCAGCAAATCCCGCAGATTGATCAGCACCTCGTAGCATGTTAATAGCCTGTTGCTGTGGGTTGTAACCAAACCCTTGTAGTAAACCACCTAGATTTCCTGCCTGTAGTTGCTCTGCCTGTGACTGCTGCCTAGCACCTAAGTTAGCCCTTGCCATAGCTTCCTGAATAGCAGTCTCTTGCGCTAACAACTCAGGAGAAGAGCCACCATAAGCAGCAGAGCCTAGTCCTAAACGACCTTGTGAAAGCATACGCTCTTCTAGTGCCAGACGCTGACGTTCTTCTTCAGGACGCTGTACACCTCTCATCTGCTCATATAAGGCTGCTTGTGCCTGTGCAGGGTCTTGGCCTACTTGATTAAACAAACCACCTGCCTGACCCATTAACTGGCTCTGCATAGCCTGCTGTTCAGGCGATAAACCTATGTCAAAACCACCTTGTTGGTTAGTCGCTACATTAGCTAAACCGCTAGTAACAGCATAAGGTTGAAACGTAGTGTCAGCACGGGCTTGTTCTGCTAAAGCGCCAGTGCCTGCTTGTATGTTCTGACCAAGCTCTTGAGCGCCTTCAATGTTCTTTGTGCCTAAAGCGTAGCCACCCGCAGCACCTAGTATGTCACCTAGTCCACCACCTGTTAAGTAATCCATAAATCCTGGCATCAGTATGCTCCTCCAGTTATTGTATCAGCCGTAAGAGTACCTGATATGTTCACAGTGACGGCTGTAGTAGTCCCTGTTAAGGCAGCGTTAGCAGCATTAGCTTTCGTAGCACTGGCTGTCGCTATGTTATTAAACTCTGTATCAATCTCTGTTCCCTTGACAATCTTAGCTGCGTTACCAGAACTGAGAGCATCTTTAGTGGCAAAGTTAGTGGTCTTTGTGTAGTTGGACATTAGATGAGTCTCCCTAGTAGAGCATGTATGTCAATTTTTTGAATGGAAAAAGCTGTGTCGTTGATCTCAGTTTCAATACCAATAGTCACTATCTCACCGCTACCGCTAGTGTTGACCTTCGGCGTGTTGATAATGGCAGTGGCGGTGTACTCCGCAGTTGTGTTGTACTCAGATACTCCATACTCACCCGCGTTGACTGAGCCAGTTAAAGTAAACACCTGCTTAGTGAAGTTGGTGGAGTAGTCGTAACCCCAGTTTAAAGTAGAGTTAGTGTTCTGACCACCAATGATAGTAATGTTGAACTTCTTTAGAAACTTTAAATTAGAAGCGTTGCCAAAGTCCATAGGGTTACTAAAGTAACGCATCTGGTAGTTAGCTGTTCCGTCTAAGTAGCCTGTGTATTTTACAATGCCTGAAGAAAGACCAAAGTATATGTCACCCGCTTCAGTTGTAGTAAAAGCTAGTGGGTGCAACCCTGACCAAGTAGTAGCACGTTGTGATCCGTCTTGCAAAGGTGAACGCATGTCAAAGCAGTACGTTGTGTCACTGTCAGGCAGAGTCAACAAGTAGAATGCTTCGTCAGCACTGTACAGAGACTTGATAGCGTTAGTCTGTAGAGGCACAAGAGAGGTAAGATCAGTTCGTACATTCTTACTTAAATCGTTTAGAGGCAGAGACTTTTCTTGTATGGTTCTACCAAGACTACGTACACCTGTATCAGACAAGAACAGTATATCAGCGCCTGTATGTTGCACTGAGTCACGCGCTATACAGCCAATGCCCTCTATAGTGTCTGAAAGCGTCATAGAGGCAGGAGCAGACGCACCTGAGTACACTATCATAGACTTCTTGCCAAAGATAATTAGGAAGCCATTGTGTGCCGATAAAGCCACTACCTCGTCAAAGCCTGTAGGCCACACCAGAGTCAGGTCTAACGAGCCAGAAGAACCACCATGCCAGTCATCTCCATCAAGCAAGTCAGACCAGTACACAACGTATTTGTTAGCTGTGATGTCTGCGGCCCATAACCGACCATAAGCAGCTAGAACTTCGTTA